CCATCAGTCAAATAAACCGAGGTCTGTGTTTCTACCTCAATCAAGGCATAAGCATACACGCGATCTGCGCCCGGAGCACTGATATACATCCAACGTTCATTGGTGCTTATAGCTACGCCAGTGCCGAATCCAGTGGGTGCAAAATTCTGATCTGGTGCCAGCAACAGTTGAGAATATATATAATCGTTTGAACCAGGCACAAGATACAATACCAAGGCATATCCGGTGCCGGATCTGCTGGCACTGGCTCCTGCAACACTCCAAGTCAAATTACCAAATGCCACGGCATTGCCCAGGCCTACTACATCAATGGCATCCAAGGTCAACTCGATGTTGAACTCATAGTTGTTGATGATGTTTCTGCGATAGGCATACAGGCTGCCTGCACCGTTGTTGACATCCGGGGCACCCACTATAGCAGCAAAATTGTCATTGCTTTGCGTTATACTGTAACCGTAGCGTGAGTTTGGAACCAATGGATCTGTCAACAGTCTATCAAATATTGTGAATGGATTTTGTTTTTGCAACACAGTCCACTGTCCCTGCCCGTTGTCATCGACCCAGACCTTGGCTCCGGGAACTAATTCTTTGCTGTAAGGTAGATTTACCACATCGCTGGCCTGGACCACACGAGCGGTTTGCAGATAAAATGCCAGGCCCGTGCCTGTGATCACAGTTTGATTTGTATTGCCAAAGTTAAATGCTATGACAATCTGTTGTATTCCCGGTATTGACAATACTCGGTAAACGCCATTGATCGAATCGTTGAAATATCTAATGATTATTAGGTCACCCACAGATAATCCGTGTGCAGCGTTGAACGTGGCCACACTGGTTTCATTGAGGTTATCAGTGAGTTGTGTTATCACGCCCGTGACTCGTTCACATCTGTAAACGTTCCAATCATAACTGTTGACTTTGGCCACCCAGATCAAGGTACCTCTACCAATGGATTCTATGTTTTGTGCCAGGGTGGCCGGATCATCCAAACTAAACACGGTTATATCAATGTCGTTTATGTTGACATAACCTGCACTGGGCAGGGCTGCATCTCCATTGAATTCATTGGTGGTAGGCAACACATCTGTAGATGTGATCTTGTAACTTTCTCTCCAGATGTCGGAAAGTAAAAACGTTTGGTCAGCGTCGCTGGGTTGTTGCGGTAATACTAGCTGTATTGTGCTGGGATTGCTTTGCAGTCGATCTTCGTTGAGTCTGAGTTCAAAAAAGCTACGGTTAGCATTGGCTCCGTAGGTGCCGGCCAGCACTGCCCAGTTTTCATAGATTTTATATTCGCCACTTTCTTTGCCAAGATCGGCACGTGTAAAGAGTTCGGCAGCTCTGGTGGTACCTTTGGTGCCCAGGAACTGTTGATAGATATTGACCTGGCTGACATCGTCTAGATTCAACGAAGTCATGTACTGTCTGGGTCTGAATCCAATCAAACCGTAACTGAGCAGGTCATTGTCTCTTTCAAGATTGGCACCATAGGTATTATAACTGTTGGCCAACTGATCGGCCTTGTTGGCTATGTTGGGCAACAGACCTTGTTGTATGAGCTGATAGTCTGACTTGACCCAGTCATTGTAGTCAAACAGGCGCTTGGGTTGTACTATGGTCTGTGCCGACCAGTAAGTGTTCTTGTACAGTACTATGTCGCCCTTGGTATATTTGCGATTAGATTGCCATTCTTGCACGTTGTCATCGTTTAGTATAAATCCTTGTGCATCAAGTTGCCCATTCCAATCGGTGGTGGTGGCACCAATGATTCTGACACGATACTGTCGGGCCGAGGTCACAGGATCATACAGTAGGTCGGCAAATATACTGACATTGTCTAGCACCACCATGTGTTCATAGTTTACGAAACGCAGTTTGAGATAGCTTATGGTCTGATTGTTTGTGCTGGTGGCGCTGAATGTGTTGCCTTCACGCTGTATGATCAGATCCCTGGTGGGAAAGGTTGTGCGATTTTGATCCAACAACATGTTTTCAGGAGTCAGGCTTTCGATGATATCAACCACTGCACCTGCGCGATAAGCTGTGATTTTGGTGGCACTGGGATTGAGATTGATCAATGTACCGGTGTTCCAGCCCTGCTGGCTAAAATACAAAAACTCCTGGGCCATTTGGTTCCAGTTGAGCTCATATCCGTTGTAGCGATCATCGAATATGAGTCCAAGACTGGTCAGATATGCGCCATAACTGAGTATAAAATCAACCACCATGGCGGTGTTGGTCAACACATATCCGTAAGGAATCTGAACCACTGTGGAAGTATATTGTGCGGGCACTCGTACCGAGGCTCCGCCACCGCTGACTGTTTGCAGCAACCCATTGCTGGCACTGGCATAGATGTTGAAATAAGGTTGGCTATTGCTGTAGCCATACACTGCATATCCTGTGGACACACGTTCCACAATGACTGCACTGTAAGTTATGTCTGCAAAAGGTTGATTTTTATACAACAACAGATTGTAACTTTCATCTGGCAACAACAAACTTGAATTTTGACTGTTGGGGCTGCTTTTTTCTGTGTAAATCTTTAAATATTGTTTGTTGGTAAAACTGGCCATTCTATAGCAAAGCCGTACATCTAGATTTTGCAAGGCAACGGTCAACGCAATCGTGCTGTTTTTGCCCAGTTGTTGATTGTAATCCACGATCCAGTTGATATAGCTGGCTTTGCTAACTCCTGTAATGGTTTCATTATTGCTGATTCTGGTATCCAGGCTACCGTAGATCTGTATACCACTGGCATCAAGTCTATAACGATCATTGTATAGATACTGTCCATACTCTGCGTTAAACTTGTAAAGGTCTCTGTCGGCAAACAAACTGAAAAATTCTGCTGGACGTGTGAGTGCCAGCAAGCGCATGATCGCAAATGGATAACTGCTTGACGCGGACCAACTGTATTCTACTGGGCCGCCGTCGCCCACTACCCAGCTCTTGACATAGCTGGTAGGATCGGTCTGTCCCATCACTGACAGTGATGGAGGCAACAGTTGTCCTTCAGTGCCCACTGGTATCACTTTGGTCAGGCCCGGACGTGCATAGTTAGGACGTATGTATGGTGCTACAGGATCTGCTACCAGTCCTAGTTCAAGATCATCCCACAGCACCAAGTTATCGCTGGTATAAGGCGCAGGACCGTATCTGGTTTCCCACCACGCCGGCTGTTCGGTAAATCCCAGCATTTCCCAGGGGCTAGTATCTGGACTAGTGGTATCATAGAAATAACGATAGATACCCCGCCAGGCACCCAATAGATTGCTTTCTGACAGATTATTGATCGACCCATTGGTCAACTTGCTGCCGCTGCTGCTGTAGTTCCAAGTAAATGCGTTGGCGGCTATGTAATCCTGTGTTTTGTAATCTAACTTGTTCCACCCAACCCAACTCAAAAAGCTCTGGCCTAGTATGGTGGTTATTTCAGTGAGAGAATAGTCAGTGGTTCTGAATGCTCCGGGTATGACATCTTCGGCCGTGAGTGGTATGGGGTTGTCATCGGTTTTGAGATTGTCGTAGATGCGCTTTTCAAACTCCAACAACACCTGATCTCTTATGTCACCAAAGGCCACCGTGATACTACCATCATGCCCTTGTATGACCGTGGTTGGAGTCAAATAGCCAGTGTCCACAAATATTCGGGGCAGATATTTGGGATACAATCCCATTTTAGTAGGTGTGTTGGGGCAGAAGTTTCCGGCTGTGTTGCTGTACTCTCTGATGTCAATGATGTCACCAGTCTGCAGAGGTAGTATCACTGTGATAGTAGGTCCTTCGGTGCTGACTGTGTAATCAATGTTGCGTGTCAGCAATACTGTGTCTTCGCCCCGGGTGAAATAGACCAACAAGGCTTTGAAATTGGCACTGGTAAAATCATAGGATTGCACTGTGTCAAACACATTGACTGTGATGGGTGTGATTTCTGTCAGGGTCTGGGTATAGATCGGATTGCTGGCCAACATATCGCTCCAATAGAATGGATTGATATCCGTGCGACCTTGCGTGATGTAGGATATGGCACGGTCCAGTGTTTCAGACACCGAAAGATTGGTATAATCATTTTGTATCACTGTTTGCAGCAACAGATTCTTGTACTTGATATATTCTCTGCTGTTGTATTCGATGGCACCATAGATATCATATTCAAGATTTCTTGCAAAATATCCTGCCAGTGTCAGTGGAGAGCTTTGTTGTAGGATCTGCAGACCATACGGCACAATATTGCCAAGGTCGCGGGTGTTGTTGGCTCCATTGATGGGCCCTTGCAGGGCCAGGAGGTTTTCTCCTATGCTGTTGTAATGGCTGCGCACCGTGCCCAAGGTAAAGTTCGGGCTGTTGGCATTGAGTGGATTGTTTTCAAGATTGATTGGTACCACATAAAAACCTTGTGAAGATACCTGATCACTGAGCACATCTAGTTCAATGATGTCTCCGATTACATAAGTGTCTACCAAAGTGACCGTGGTAACAGATCCTGTGACCTGCACGGTATATTTGTCAATGCTGATAAACTGATCGTTGATAAACATCTGCACAGCAGGAACAACATTGTTTGTTGCCACGGCTATGTCGAGTTTGAACGGCAGACCATCGTAGCTGAATCTAAACTGTTGTCGTACCAGACTGGGAGTCACGGCAGTTTGCCAACCTATTTCTCTAGAAAAATCTACACGATTAGAATACCGGCGGATGTGTCCGTCGCTGACCGGGTTGGTTGTGCTGACATTATTGGTCACATATATAAAAGTGTCTGTGTATAGATTGTTGTCAAAAACTATGTCACCGATGTTGCTGAGATTAAGGTATTTCAATGCATATCCCAACACCGGATCAGGAGCACCGGACCCGTTGGCATAACTCAATAGCTTGCTGCCTACAAATGTTGAACTGGGATATTTGGCCCTGTTTCCAAAACTGATTCCGGCACCGTCATAGACATCAAACAACGGTGCCTGATTGACTGCGTATTTTTCTTGTGCCCGTATCCAGGTCACACCGTCATAGTAAAATGACTCACCACGCAAGGTGTTACCGCTCAAACACACAGTGGATTGATTCAATAATACGTCGGCATCAGCAGCCGGCACAAGATTAATAATGGGTTGCGTGATCAAGGGCGGTATGGTGTCAGGAGTTATGAACTCTACTTCATAGATTTTGTTTCTCACGTTTGGGTTGGTATCGGCGGCAAATATTACTCGAGTGCCTTGGACAAAATTGTAACCATCTATACCATATCCAATGGTGCCATTGATGTTGCTGAGAGCATCTGTGATTTGAAAATCTATGATATTAATAGGTTGCTTGCCCTGTGTGCCAAAATCATATAACTTGGTTCCGGCCTGGAACTCCAAGATAGGGCGACGACCACGCGACAAATTATCCAGTACAGGCACTGTGTTGTTTTGTTCATAGCTGTAGTTGATCACATCTACGTGGAACCATCGATTGCTTCGACTCCAGGGATTTAGATCTGGACTGGCACGATTGATAGTTATATAATCAGGTTTGGGTGGCGCAACAAGAGTGCTGTCTTCAAAATTTAACAACACAAATTCTTCGTCCACATATGGTTCCGGCACGACAAAATCTGTCACAGGCAACAGTTGGATGGCTATGCCCACTCCTTCTACATAATAAGCATTATTGGTATAACTGGATGGTTCTACCACACCTCGGAAAATGACCTTGAGTCCATTGGTGAATATTACCCCATTTGGCGAGGTATAATTTTTCTTGCCCAGTATACTATCTATGTTGAGAACCGGATTGGTTTGCGTAACAAGAGTGCTGTCTTCAATGCCTGCTTGTTGATCAACCAATCTAATGATTCCAAAAATTTCTGGATCTGTTGCATCTTGATAGTACAGGACATCTTGTACCGCTGTCAGCAACGGTATCTGTTGGAAAATACCCAGGTCTGTTTTATACCAACTGGTGCTGGCATAGACCGTACCATACTGTATTTTAAATTTTTCAAGATTGTTGACTGGCGTAAAATTTACCAACTGGATGTACTCAATGTTCAATACTGTGACATAAGTTATCCGCCATATATTGTAACGATCTTCTGGAGGGACTGCACCCCATCCGTCGGCGGTGTATTGGAAAACCAAGGTGCGACCGTTGAGATCGGAAATGTCATCAATACCGTTGTAGGTATTGATAAAAGTGCTGACTGGCTGTCCGTCGATCTGATCAAACTCAAGATCGGTAATCAAACTCACCGGTCCTAGATCTGCCAGTGTGTAATAAAATTCTTGTGCTGTGCTTGATGGCACATTGAATGTGACAGTGCCCAGGTCTTCTCCATTGTTGGTTACTCCCAGCACATCTCTTGAACTGATGTTTGGAGTAACTGGCAAACGACCATCCACACCCGGGCTGGCCTGTATCCAAAAACCCGGTCCAGTACCAGCAACGGCATCTATGATGTTGATAGTACCGCGCATGTTGAACTGCGTGGATGAGCTGTAATATAACACATTTGGTGCATCTTGCGGCACTACAAATGTGACGGTGCCTGCGGTGGCGCCGTTGTTGGTGACTCCGGTGTCATAGGTGTTGACATTTCCTAGACTGGCCTGTGTTTTTATATAAAAGGGAAAAATACCATTCAAGGAAAGATTGAATATGTATGTGTTACCACGCACCAGGGTAAGTGTAGGATTGTTTTCATAATCAATTACATAGGCCGATATACCTGCATTGGTCACACGATAGTTGACTGTTTCTTTGTTATTTTGAGCTACCTGGAACGTATAAGTTCCACCACGTGCCAAGGTAAGTTGTGGATTGTCTCCGGCCACTCCACTGAAGGTGTAAACACCATTGGCTCTGGTCACCACATAGTTGTCAGTGAGCGGAATTTCTGTGGCAGATACGTCTACTTCTAGAGGACCATTGGGCAACCAATAATACTGTTGATAGTTTACAAACTTGTCAAAGTCAACAAAAGGATCCCAGGCATAGTATTCGCTGGTGTATAATCTGTCAGCATTGTTTGTGAAAGCCCCTTGCAGAGCCAAGGCATCTCCAATGCCTGGATAAGTGATGACATCTTGTATTTTGGTACTTTCGGGTTCGATGCCAACGACACCCGGTTCCAACTGATATTCATTGCGAGATTTGGTGGGCTCAATCACATACCTGTCATTGGCATTGACTCCGGGTCCAACTCTGCGTCCCACAAAGCCTTGGGTTTTTTGAAAAGCAGGCTCTTGGATCAGCTGATCCAGAGTGGCTGCCAAAAACTGTTTGTTTACTGGAGTTTGGAATATTTCAGGTAAAAAATCAACCGAGCGGACACGGGCCATCAGATTACTCCACTACCGGGTGCTGTGCGTAGATTGGTGCTGGTCAGGGCCTGGATTACTTCAATGTTGTTGACCGTGGCCGCATTGACAAATATCTGGTTGGGTGCAGATCTTATTTCATATAGGTCGCCAAAGAATTTTTGTTGATTCAACGGAACCAAGACCACGCTACTGACTATGTCGCCAATTTGTGAATGTAGATATGCAGCCAGCTCTGAAAAATAAAATGTATCCCCAAAGTTCCATTTGTCAATGCTGAAATAGGCATCCATGTTGGCCACTACCAAGTTCTTGATTTCGCTGATACTGGCCGTGCTGTTGGCAGCACGTATGACCTTGATGGTGGCTCGCAGTTCTTCGGCAGCCAGGGCGCCAAACAAGGGTTTAAATTCTACGCTGTTGACTATCACGTTGTCACTGATCATCTTGTAAGTTTGAAGACCAGCATAGTCCGTGGTCAGTTGATTGATACTGGGAGGTATAGGCTCTTGCACAGTGCCGGTAGAATCTTTGATCCAGTTTTGATAGGCTGTGTAATATTCCAATGTGACCACATACAGATCAATGATGTTGGTGGATCCAGGATCCAGTCTTGATGTCAACGGACTGTTGTGTCTGTATTGGAAATACAGGCTCTGTCGACCAACACGTGCTATAAAATCTGATCTAGCTACCAAGGTGCGAACGCCGGTGTTTAGATTTACAGTCAAGCTGTAGAAACTGGCCTGATCATAGGCATAGAATACCTGTCCATCCACGTAACTTTGTTTGACCAATTCAATGTCATCCAGGGTGGCATAGTCTGAATTAACCACTCCGGGTTCGACCAAGAGATAACGTTGTAAGTTGTCAAAGTCCACTGTGCTTTGCAGGAACACCAGTTTAAGATTGGAGTCTACCTCTGGAGCAACAATCTCATCAAAAAAGTCTGGGTTGTCAGGTACGCCGTCGCCGTCGCTGTCCTCGAACCCTACCAAGACCTGGAAGTCATCCACATAGCCATCGCTCTGCACTGGTTGACCAATGATACGCAGACGTGTGTCGCCTTGCAAGGGCATGTTGCTGTCAGGCCTGCTGTTGGTTTTAAGCACGTTGATAAAATCTCTAACCGTGGTTCCGGTCCTGCTGTCGTAGATTTGTTGTCCACTATAAAAGAAAAATCTGGTTTCTAGCACACTACCAAAGTAGTAATCCAGGCTCCGGCTACTTACTGTGTATCTTTCACCATCAGTGACAGCTTGTACCAACCAGCTGGCATCGTCGTTGATGCCCGCAGTGCTTTGCGCATTGGTCAAACTAAATGTTGCGTCTGTGTCAAGATTTGTGCTGGTAATCACATACCAGGTGGCAGTGAGATTGTTGTAGCCCAGGCCAAAGTTACGGTTCAAACGAACCTGATCAACAATGCTTTGTCTTATGGTGGAGTTTAAATCAGTCACAAACAACGGTATGACTTGTGTGGCTATGGCTCCAGTGGGTATGTAATCGTTGAGGACCACCGGTCCTTGACCGTTGCTGAAGTTGCCTTGACCGTTGTTGGTGCCGTCGAGATAAATGGCAACAGGACTGGCCCACAACACCAGTTTTTCTTCGGCCCGGATTGGTACACCGGCCACCAGTTGATTGCTGGCATTGAAAAAATATCCCGCCGGTGGCACAAACTTGACCAAACTGCCAACCACGATGTACTTTGTATTGTTGCTGGCATAAGTGCCAAGTGACAAAGGTGTGCCGCTGGAGTTGGCAAAATATCCGGTGGTTTCATTGGCCAGGGTGGTGCTTTCCTGCCAGATACAATCCAAAGGAATCAAGTTTGGTCTGGGGAAGTTGGCGTAATAGAACTGCAAAGATCCAGATCTGACCAAGTTGGGCTCGATCTGATTGCTGATCACCCCGGTGATGTCATTTTCTGTGAGCCAGGAAAAACTAAAGCTGGGCAGGTTGTTGGCTTCATACAAGGCCCCGTCACTGGAAAAAATGTTGGTCGAGCTGTATTTGCCTGTGCCATCCACAAGATCGAGATATCTGCTGGTGCCAATGCTGGCACGATTTAGTGCCGAACTCTTGATTATGCTATTGTATTGTGTAAATGGAAAGTTGGTATAGTCTTCTCCATTGACCATGCGGTTTTGTGTGTAGTAACGGGCCGGAGCACGCTGTTTGATTTCGTTCAAGGTTTCTCGCGCCTGGGCATTGGACACCGGTTCTGTGATACCGCAGGTGAATGTGATAGTTTCAATCTGACCTGTGCGACTCACATAACTGATGGGAATGACCACGCTTTGCATTTCTTCAGGATTGATAATGTACTGTAGGCCATTGCTGGCCCGCACATAACAACGGAACAGACCAACTGGAATGGCACTGAACACACCATCACCAAAGTTCAAGGTGATCTGATCATTGGTCCTTGATGTGACTGAATACAAGTTGCGAATACTGGGACTCAATTGTTCTATCGCAGCTCCATATACACTGTCGGTAAATTGCCATTCGGCAGCAACGTTTCCTATGTTATCCAACTGATATAACCAACGGTCAGTGTTGTTGATTCCTTCGATGTTGATGTTTACTTCGCGATTGCTGATGCGTTCTGGCAGGTTGAAGTCTTGATTTTGTAAAACCCCTTGCTTGAACAAGAAAAAATATCCTGTGTTGGCCGAAGCGAATCCCAATTCATCATTACGGAATAACACATTGAATCTGGCATTGGGCAACGGACTGGGTTCATAAACAAACTTGGTGTTGGCATCCACTACAGCCACGCTGGAGTTGACAGCTTCAAATGGCATGTTGACACCGTCCACTGTGGCGGTATACGGTATCACAGGCAAGTAACCGGGCACCAGATTCACTGTGTATTCATCTGTGCGGATTCCCAATACTGTGTTTCTGGCTCCAGGACGACCCACTCGCTGTGTGTCTACCAAACTGGCATTGACAATGGCTGTAAACTGTTCTTGCCAATCAAAATTGGTAGGATCGGCCCAGTTGACTGTGACATTGGCCAAGTTGACTCCGTTGTAGTCTATGACATTTTCTGAAGTGGTGACTGAAAATACCTTGAGATAACCCGACGCACAGGTGTTGCGTTTGGGTGTGTAAGAAACCAGGTTGGCCAGTTTGACCACGCTGTCTCTGCGTTCAGCAGTGTCAATATAGTTTTCTCTGGTGTTGAGATCTGTGCGGAAAGCCAGACTCTGGCCCATAAAGGCCATGACATCCAATAACGCTATAAACTCTGAACTTTCTATGTAATCATTAAAGGTTTCTGGATAGTACAGGCGCAAATAATCCACAAAACTCTTGCGTAAGGTTTCGAAATCGTAACTTTGGAAGTCAGCTTCTCTGTAAGTTTGATAGATTCGCTTCCAATCTTCTACACCAAATATCGCGGTTTGTCTTGTGGTTCGAGCCATTTTTGTTCCAGGTTGTATTATTTATTTTCTATATAAACGGCGTAGTTAAACGTAACTGGCTGTTCGTGTTTCTTGATCAAAAAATATGCTTAATCGTTCGGCAGTGGTGCTGGGCACCACTGTGATTTCTAACTGTAACAATATGCCGTGATCCTGTGGGAACAGGTCTATGTTGTTGACATAGATCCTAGGATCACCACCGGCCACACGCTGTACTTCAGCCAATAAGCCGCGCTCGGTTTGTTGTAACTGATTTTCAAACAAAAAATCGTAGATAGAACTGCCATATGCAGGACGGCCTACCAATTCTCCTTGTCTGATATTAAAGGCATTGAGCAGATCACGCTTGATTAATTCAAAATCAACCAAGGTAAATTTTTTATTTTGATTTATGGTATTGAATCCAATGAATGTGGTCATGATATATTTACCGCATTAAATTGTGTCACAGCTTGACCAAACACTGCACTAGTCTGTCGTTTCAATCCTTGCAACACCGACTGTGCCTGTGCTATATCCAGTTTTTGTGCCAACGAGGCTGGTGAAGGATATTCAAATCCGGGGGTAGGTATTTTACTGTTGCCTAATATTCTGGTAACAGCAGCGTCCACAGTGGCTCGATTCACTGTGTTATTGAATCCTGCAGCCACTTGTGTTCCAGACACTAGATCGCCGCTGCCAGAAAATAAGTTGGTCAACCGTCCAATACTGCTGGTCAACTGTCCTTGTAAATTTCCAACTGCTCCTGTGAGTTGTCCTTGTAAATTTCCAACTGCTCCTGTGAGTTGTCCTTGTAAATTTCCAACTGCTCCTGTGAGTTGTCCTTGTAGACCGCCCAAACTAATGTTGCTTAGGTTGCTCAATGGGTTGGCAAAATTCATACTAAACTGTGAGGATTTACCAAGATTGTTCAAGGTAGCTGTCAAGTTGCCAAGGTTGGCCGGCGACAAGTTGGACAATCCAGAAGTCAACTGATTGATGTTGATAGATCCTAAAGATGGCAAATTCCCCACTCCTGTGAGCAGAGTGCTGACGCTAGGGACTCCGCCGCTCTTGGCCCAGGCCGAGGTAGCCAAGCTGCCAAACTTGCTGGCGTTGTTGATCAAGGCTCCCACATCTCCGGTAATACGTCCTGCTATGTTTGTGGCTGTTTGTGCCAGTACATTATTTGATAAAATCCCCGAAGCAATGGTGCTGAGATTTGAAACAGGTTGCCCTAACAGATTAGTGATCAGACCAGAAGTTCCGCCCAAGGTATTCAAGGCATTGAGAGTCTGCAGTCCACTGGGTGTATATACTTTTCCTTGACTAAACGACACACTGGACTGTGGGACATTGCTGATCACTCCAGTGGCTGTAAGAGCGTTATATCCTATCTCCATCAACTGATTTTGTACTTTGTTTTGTGTGTTGACATCGTTCAACAAGTCATCCAGACTATCTACCCCACCAAGGCCAGTCCATATGGCCGGACTATTCATTACCTCAACAAAATCTTCAGGACTGCTGGCCAGACATCTAGAATAGGTTCCGGGTTTGACATACCCTGCTTGTTCAAGTTGCGAACAGTTGAATCCAAATTTACCGATGCCTTTTTCTTGTGTGATTTCTGTGTAGTCTTGATCAACCAGATTGCTCAGTTGTGCCTGCAATGTCTGTGTCTGGAAGGCTGTCAAGGGGCCCACTGCCAATGGACCCAGGTCGTCACCACGAGCCAATACTATGTCTGACTGATCCACAGGATTCAATATAGGCACATTGGCCAATTCTGGTATGCCCGATACCACTGGTAGATTTTGTACTATGCTCAATACAGCCTGGCTGTCAATTCCAGCGATGCCGCGCTCCAAGCGACTTAGTTCAAACTTGGTCACACGGCTGGCCAAGCTGGTCAGTGTCTGTCCTGATTCATAACCAACCAGGCTGCCCGCAACTACCTGCTCATAAAACACACGGTCTGCCTGTGCTTGTGTGGCTTCGGCTGGGCCGGTTACCTTGAACCGAGATCCCGAAGGTAAGATATATTCAAACTGACTCATTGCTTGGCTATCCTCCACCCCGAGGGTATTTCGGGTGCCGCTGGGGGCGGTGTGGTCTGGCCTTGCTCTAGATTAACACTCACCGACACTCCTTGATTGTGATAAGGATAAGGTTCATGTGTGGGTGCTCGTGTCACAATACTTTCTGTGCCTGTGGCACTGACCTGCCAGCCGGTGCTACTGTTGAATTCTACGTCGGGATTAAGATATGTGGTCAAACCTGGCACGGTGTTGACCGGGTAAGTGGGGCCGCCGTTGAGATGTATTTTTGATGCTTTCAGACTCATTGCACTGCCGGCATCCCAGCCACCTTGTTTGCTTTTCAAGGCCAGAGTACCGTTGGTTTTGATACCAATGCCCGAACTGGCAAACACAGTAAAATCCTTTTTTGCGCCCAAAGTGAATTCAGCATCAGTCTGTAAATTCAAATTATTTTTTGATTTGACATTGAAGTTGCCGCCGGCATACAGGTTGATGTCTTGATCTGCGTGTAAGTTTATGGTTCCCTGGGTGCGCACATTTACGCTGTTGGTGGAAAATATATCTACTGTGCCTTCTTGCCCTAGTTCAACCCAGGTCTGTCCGTTGGCATGGCAGATATAAAAACAGTTGCCGTCGTCGCTCATGGTTATTTGATGACCTTTGGCCGTGCGTATACGCACCAAGGCATCCTGGCCTTCGAGATCGCCGTCATCCATGACCAAGGTATGACCACCTCGGCGGCCAATCACAGCCACATCTGCGGAACTTTTAGATTCTAGTTCTTGCTGTGCATTCTCATCGGAGAAGTTGTCATAGATAGCACGTCCAGGGGTGCTGATACCATAGCAGTTGCTGGGACTTTCGCGTTGGCTACTGGATGTAATAGGACCACGCACAGGATCATTGGCCAGCCCTTGTTGGAACAATATGGCTGCCACATAACTATGAACTGGCTTGGCCTGGTCAAAGAACTTGGGATTTTCGGCAATGGCTGTGTTTTCAGGAGCATTGTTTATTTCGGTCACAGGCAAAGACGAAGCTCCAGCAAAATATGTTTGTTGGTTGGCATTTTGAGTTCGCGCCAGACTGGCACTCACAGCGCCAATGGCCGGAATCATGTGATTGATGCTTTGTTCTGGTATGCAACCAATATAATAACCTTGGCTGGGATCTCCTGCTACAAAAAAGCACAGCACATTGACCCCCAGGTCTGGAGGTGTAAACCACATGCCATAACTTTGTTGATTGCCAGGAGCATAGGTTCCAGGACCAGAACTGGTACCTGTCTTGGGTGTGGCTCCGTAGAATGGAGTACAATAACTGACCGTACGCCACAGACTTTTATCATTCATGTCATTGCCAGCAAACTGCTCTATGTAAACCTGCAGGCGGCCCTGTCGTGTGGGATCAATGTTGTTCATCACTCGGCCTGTGAAAGGGCCAAAGTCGGTGGGCATGCCCCCACGATCAAACTTGTATCCGGCGGGTCTGCCGGTATTGCGTTGTACATTTTCTGCCATTATGCTTCCCTATTTCCGTATTGTGGTGGTTGCGCCGACGTTGTTGGTCCAGACGTAGTGACCCTGTTGTTGAATGCAGTTTGCGCATCAACATAAGATTCACGCAAGGGCCCCGAGCTAGGAGATCCAGCAGCAATGTAGGCGTTTCTTGCTTGGATTTCTTGAGCTGTTGGTCTTACTCCATTGGACACTGCTGCCAACTGATCGGCCGTGGCAGGAACCGGTGGTGGTGTAAATGCCACCTGCTGAGCATCCTCGTCGCCGACGCCAATTGATGCGATATCTCCAGAACTGGTCGGATTTGTTTGTTGTAAAGGTTGTGTGTTTGTGTCAAGATTTTGATCGGGCGGAACTGTACTGTTGCCCGGTGGCTCGGAACTGTTTGTAATCGACCCTGGAAATTTGGCCAGGCCATCACCACCGGAGACTATGTCAGGATCGGCCTGACGGCTGGCGGTTGGTTGCGGTGTAATGGGTCGGGTGTCTGCTGTTTCTTTGCTGGTGTTGCGTTTCTTTAATATATCCAGATACAGCAGTCCTTCTAGATTTTGAGTAAAAGACCCACGACTAAAAGAATGACGTATGGTAGCAGTCTTATAAACCTGTTGTTGTGGAGGATAGTTACGCCCAAACTCACCGTTGTTTTTTTTGAAGTTGCTGGCCACTTCCATGAGTCCGGTGTCTAAGTTATAATCTTCGGGCTGATTGAAGACCACACTAAAGGCCACTTCTTGTGCATCAAAATTGATGCCATCGTCGCTGTTAAATGCAGCAAAACTAAAATTATTTTCTGTGATTCCACCAGAGGTTTCTCCCTGAGGTATCAAAACAGG